ATCGATTAAAAAAGTCCGAAGCTTCTTGTTGATTTCCAGATAATTTAGGCGAGTTCAACTTGATCTCATCATAATACTTATCTTTAGTATCATTTAAAAACTTACGGGCTTTTGCAACCTCTTCTTTGTATGCGAGTTTTTTTCTTCGGATATCTCGCTCCTCGTCTATATCTTCATCAAATGCAAATTTATCGTCTAACATAAAGTCAATTTCATCTGCGGTTAAATGTGATTTAGTATTCTTATAATACTCTTTAACAAGAACATCACGGTCTACATCATCGTAATTAGTATTTAATCGGATGTAGTCCTGCATAGTACCACCTGTTTCTTCCATAAATGATACCAGCTTAGTGATATTTTCTGGTAATGTAGGTTGTTGAGCTAATGGCTCTTGTTTTATTTCTTCTTCTTTTTTACTTTCTTCGGTAATTTCTTTGATGACCGGCTCGGATACTTCTTCGACCATCTTTTTGCTATCTTCGGAAGGTTCATGTACATCCACTTCCTTTGCGCTTGGCTCTTGAACGGCATCTTTTGGTTCTTTAGGAATTACTACTTTTGTTACATTGTTAGGGGTATCAATCAAAGGCTCCTTGTTTTTAGCACCTAATTCTTGATCTGTTAATTTCTTTTTAGACTTTATTTTAAAAGTTCCTTCTGTTTTTTCACTCATGATATGATATTATATAATTGTTAAATACTTATTTATTGAGGATTGAACTGAGATAAATCAAATCCTCCTAAGGTGTCATTACCTGCTGATTCAAAGTCTTTAGGTAAGCCTTGAGTTTGACGCTGCTCTATTAATTGACTTTGCTGCGTACCTTCTTTTTCTATTCTTTTATCCTTACGATCTTCTATTTGCGTATCTTTAGCTTTTGTTTCTTGAGCTTTCATTTGCGCAAGCTGTAAGTTATATTGAAACTCCGTAGCCATTAACTCCTTTTTAATCTGCGCTTCGGTTTGCATCCTTTGCATTTCAAAGTTAGATTTAGCTTGCTCTATTGCAACTTTTTCCGCTGTTAAAGCCTGTTGTTTTTGTACTTCAGCCATTGCAGCCTTTTCAGATGCCTGAGCGTTTGCCTGTGCTTGCGCTTGTATATTTTGCTGCACCAACGCTTGTTCTCTTTCTTTTTTCTTCTTTCGCTTAAGTTTTAACATTTCGTTTGCTAACTTAAGGTTTTTGATTTGATTAATGTCTATTGAATCTTCAATATCGATTTCTTTTGTTTGAAGAGCGATTTGTATGTTTTTTTGTAACTCTGCTTTTTCCTCGTCGTCTGGTTCCATTTCTAAAAATATACCAAAATCATGAAGATTAAGATTTTCAATTTCTCTTAGCGTTTCTACATTAAAGGTAGATATACTATTCATTAAAGCGTTTTTAGTAAGCGGAAAGTTTAATACGTCTGCTATTTTTAAAGAAATGTTTTCACAAGTGCTTAGCGTTAATTGAATACTAGCATCTTGTATATGCTTAGTAGCTGTGTTAGATGTGTTTGCCGCCATTTTTTGTAGCCCAACCAAAGCGTTAGCATCCGGCATACTGCCGTCCCTCGCTTCGTTTAGCCCAGTCACATCTCTAATCATTTGCATGTTATAATTATATGCAGTAATTAAAGACTGTATTTTAGATATACCAGATGAACTAGATAATTCTTGTATAGGTACTTTTCCTCTGTTCAGATCTCCTTCTTGCGTCATAGACCTACCAACAACAGATCCTGTTTGGAAGTACATATTCAATGCTTCCTGAGGGTTATAATTTGTACCATTACCTAAATCAACCTCTGCCAATCCATCAACATCCAAGAACACCCCATCTGGAACCATCCTAGATAGCACCTGCTGTATTTTTAAATGAGTTAATTGAATAACATCAGCAAACCCAATACATTTACTTATAAGGGACTGTATAACGCCTTTATACATTCTAGGTGCGGCTATAGAGTAACTCATTTCCACCCTAGTCGTGTCCGCTAGTGGCCTAGTCATGTTTTCAGACATTTCCCATTTAAGCATTATGTCCGTGCCTATAACTTTAGCTCCCTCATATAACACTTCTATTGATCTTGCTACCCTTTCAAAATTATCATTAGGAGGCGGATTAAACATATCTGTTTTTTCAATAGCTTTTTCTAAACCGCTGTCCGTCTTTTTTATTTTAAATACTTGATCGGTATATGTTTTATATTCAAAGTAAAGTATTTGTACTGTATTATTATCGTAGTTTTCAAACCCACGTATCATCCTCTGATTACCTGGAAATTTTTGAATTCTTTGTAACTCCTCATTGGATATAAAAGGAAATTCTTTTTTGAGCTCAGGTATTGATATAGACTTAACTTCACCAACATAATATATATCATCAAAGTTAGGATCTTCGGTATACGACCAAACACAATAGGCTGGGTCTACATAATCAACCACGATTCCTTCTGCTGGATTAAAAGATGTTTTTGTTATACCTATGCCTATATTAACCAGATCTTGATTTACCCTAGATTCTGTTAAGTGATATTCGTTAGTGGCTAATACGGTATTTATAGCTTCTTCTTCGGCTATTTCTATAGCAGGCTTATATCTAAGCTGCATGTGCAAATCTCTTTCTTCTATTGACTCAGGAAGTTCCGCATCCGGGATACCAGTCTGACTGGTGTCCATAGGAATTATTTTTGATGCTTCGGCTCTATCGGCGATAGTTAGCATGTCCATCAATAAGTTCGTAGCAAAGTCCGTTCTTTTCTTTAAGGACTGAGGGTCTTGAGCGTAAGACGTTATATCGTATTGCTTTTGTGTAATACCATTAGCAACAATGTTTGAAAACTTTGAAAGTATCGGGACTGGCTTCCAGTCTAAATTAAGATAAGACAAATCACCATTAATAGCTAATTCATCTTTGTACTTTTGCACGCTTTGTTCTCCTCTGGCGTAAAGCCTTAGGTTATGAAAGTTATTCCAGTTAGCAGCATATCTGTTTGACCCGGCACCGCCATAGTTAAACCACTCCTGCTCAATAGCTCTTGACACCTGCAATCCATACTCTAACGTCGCTTTTTCAGCGTCGCTAACTACCTGATCAGGAAATGGGCTATTAGTATTTGTACTTACATTCATTTATTATATTATTTTTGAAGTAGTTCCCTCGTTATTGTATTTCTTAAATCCTAAAGAATAAACTTTTCTTTCAGTAGCAGCCTTAGGCGTGTATCTGTGCTTATTGCAAGCCATCAAAGCTAAGCCGGAACTTATTGATGCATCATGTTTCGTCCTATTGTTTATGTCAAACTTGGCCCAGTCTTGCAATGTTCTTTGTAAATAGACATCCCCATAGCCATCTACTTTTTCTCCCACAAAATCTTCTATATATGTTTCAATAGCGGAAGCATGAGCTTGTTTTATATCTTCACTTGAATTAGGTATTCCACCTACTTCTCTTTCTGATACTGACAATTTATTATATGTTTTATCGGGCCTGTTAATGCTAAACCCTCTATATCCTCTTCTTTTTATATAATAAAGTAATCTTGGCTTATTGTTTTCCGCAAGTATTGGCATGCCGTAAAATACCATAGCCATAAGTACATCTTCAAAAAACATCTCGGCTGTTGAAGGTCTTGCAATGTATTCTAAAAAGAAATGATTTGGAGGCACATCCTCCATCGAAAATTTAGTTAATCCATGTAAAGCTCCGTTAGAGCCACCGCCGCCAACGACACCACTAATATCGTAGCTATCGCAACCAAAGGCACCCATGTGCTCGTTACCTGGATATTTAATACCATTCTTTATTATTATATTGTTTTGTTGCTGTTGATCTGGCACCCATGTAATATAAAATCTACCGTCTTTATTAGGGTAAAACATTACCTCGGTATCTTTAATGCCGTTTTTCCATTGAAAATTGCCCTGGGTAACCATAGTATTGTTTTTTAACTCTTCGTTATAATCTATCTGTTGATATATTTTTGTTAAGTTAAATATAGATTGCTTTGATTCATCTCTGAATGCGTGCTGCTCTGTTCTTGGGAATTGACGGTAGTATTCGTTTAACGCATCTGGATCGTCTTTTAAACCTTCAACTTCATTTTCCCAATGATTTATAACCCCCTCCTCTATTGTGCTTCCGTGAGGACCCACTGTTTCTTTCTTGGGTGTTTCAAATACAGGCCAACCGTATTCATCTATAAATCCTTCGTAATTCCACTCCATTGGAATAAACAATTTGTATAAACCGCTTTTAGTTTGGCCGTTTTTGTTCCTGTTTGTTACGTCGGAACTATCGTATAATTTTTTAAAGTTTTTACCTCCCTTATCTAAAGCATTGGATGTTGATCCCATCATACACTTGCCAATAACCCTGCTACCTAATCTTAAGCAAGTTTTAGTTACTCGCCAGTTATTAAGTATATTTGTGGGTCTTTCCCATTTACCGCTTTCATCGTGTACTAATAGCTTTAGTTTTTCACCATCGTACGAGTTGTCGCCTGTATTTTTCCAGTCGACCGTGGTGTCAAGACCGGTGATTTCTTCTGGTACCGCGTTGGAGTCAAGTTTCCTTCTTGTGAATTTTGAGGCGGGAACCCTGTATGCGAGTTCTGTTTTTGGACGGTCCATCCCATCCTGGATTGGTTTAAAGAAGAATGGATAGTTAACCGATATTGGTACAACTTTGTCTGTAAACATTTTCTTTGCGTCGGGTCCAGATTTGGACAATATACCAAATCGAGCATCCGAAGATATTGTTGCTTGGTTAACGGTCTCGCCGGAAGCCATGAAAGAAAATCCGGATCGTCTGTTTTTAAGGTAGCACATGCCGTAGCATCTGCCGTCTGCCTTACAAGCTTCCCAGAATATGTAAAATAATCTGTTTGATTCTCTAAAGTCAGGTTGCCCAACGTCAATTTTGGACCACTGCAGGTACATGTAATGAGTGCCAGTAATGTAAGTAGGCTTATCCTGATTATAAAACCAAAAGCCTTCTTCGCGCCTGTTAAACTCCTCGTCAATATATCCATGCCATTTTTCTTTAAAAGCATTTGGATATTTTACCCAATCCGCTTCGCTTTTTATTTTACTTAATTCTTTTGGGTATTCAACCGCCTTCCATTTGTTTATACCTTTAGCAGGCTTATTTTGAAGTAGCGGCAATGCAATATGCACTCCGCTTATCAAATATATATCCCCTATTTTACCGGTTTTACTTATGACAACAACATCATGCTCTTTATCATAACCGTATTCCCACTTTGCGTAACGATTTTTTTTCTTAATCGCTTGAGGCCTAATATAGTCTTTGACTATACTATATAATTCTTGTTCGTAAGCCATTACTTAGATCTTCCTTCCGCAAAGCCTTTAAATACAGGTTTATCCGAAGTCTTAGTTGCTTCGTTAATCATACTTTCTTCTTCCTGTATTCTATTTAATATTTCAAAGGCATCTAATATGCAAAGCTTTTTAGTAGCGGCAGCATTTTTAAGTCTGTCAGCTGATATATCTTCATCTGAGTCAACGATCTTTTCCTCTGCTACCTTTACTAATTCTTTAATTGCCTTGCGCCCAGCGGCTATTATACTCCTCTTCGTTTCTATCGAGTTCATACTTTATAACAATATCATTTGATTTCATACAATACATAATTTGATCATCTATAACAAATTCCCATTCGCTATTAGGTGTAAACCCTATTATGTCTCCTGGATTGATTCCAGCGCTCTTTAAGGAGCTGTTACCGATTTTTAGTATACCAATAAGGTCAGCTGTTTTTTGGCTGCTTAAAACGTCTTTATTTTTAACAGGAGCAACAAAGCACCTATCGCCAAACGATTTCCAAATATTTTTTCTTTTATACAAATATACCTGATCAATACCACAAAAAAACAAACCATCTTTTAAAAACGATCTGCTGTTCTTTTTGGTTCCTTTCATATCATAGAACACTCTAAACACGTTATGGTGTATTACAATCAAATCACCTTTTTTGATTGGCGTTGCAAAAGCAGCTGGTGTTTCAACCACTTCAGCAATATTATTAACATGCTTAAAACTTTCTATAGAGCTATTTGTCACCAAGGTATGCTCCCCGACCTTTACTTCGTTATCATATCTTTTACCGACTGGTTTTACGATAAAATCATATATACTCCGCATTAATACTCCAAGTCATACTCAACGGATATTGCCATGTTAGAATTAAACTTCTTCCATGGCATTATCTCGTCTTGCTTTTTTATAAATATATTATAAGAATTATCAGACTCTTCAAATATTATATGAGAAATCTCGTGACCGCCGTAAACTGTCTGTTTTACAGAGTAATGCATTGCTTCGTTTTTATAGTCAGCCCCGATACTAATTTTTCTTATAACACTTTCCATAACTTACGCTTTTATTTCTTCGTAAGTTCCGTCAGTAAGATTAATATTAATAGCACCGTAAGTAGCTTCAATATCTTTTTTAACCTGGTCCATATCTTTTTCAAGCATATTAACCTGGTAGATAGCTTTAGCCTTTTGCACTTCTAATACACCAATGTTAGCTAAATAAGATTGCAGCTCTGCTTGCAGGTCTGTTACTTTTTTTAACTCGTCTTTAGTGATTGCTTTTGGAGTTGTCTCCATCTTTTTTACTTTACTCATTTTGATTTAATTTAATTGTTAATTATTAATTTTTATTTTGCTGCTACAGCCTTTACTTTAGGCTTACTAACCACTGCTTCCGACTCTCCTCCTTCAACAGGCGCAGGCGCAATAATAGGTGCCTCAAAGCCTGGCCCTTCAATGGGTGTTGGTTTTGATGGAGCTGCTTTAAGTCGTTTCATTACAGCTGCATCTAGCTCCTCCTGGCTTTTAAAACCGGATAAATCTGAAAATGCATCATAAAAACTCGCCTCCAATAATTTACTACCAAACTCATATCCTTTAGGTAAGTTTATTTTAAGTTTTACTGGTGTTGGTTTTGTCGGTGCTACTACAGCTTTCTTTTTTAAGCCAGCATTCCTAGCACGAAAAGACCTATCCGGCGCTCGTTCTGTTGTTTTTTCTGCTTGAAATCTAGGTGGGCAGGGTGGTTGGTTTGGACCTCCACAGTTTCCCCTCATTATTGAATTACTTTCAGGGCTACCTTTCATTCCTGGTGTCATTTTAAATGCCATAATTTTTGTTTTTATTAATTATATAATTACGTGTAATAACGTAAAACTACTCTATTTATTATTATTATTGATTATTTTCCTACTTTTTTCCCAAGATCTGCCTACAAAGTACGCTCCGTAAACGGTGACCAGCAGTGTTTGAAAAATAGGTATGTACTCTAACGCGATTTGAAAATCTCCAATATTTCCATCAGCAAATGCTAATACAGAAAATATAAACGTTAGGTATATTAATACCATAGGCCGAATATTTTTTGAAAGGAAGCTATCAGAACTCATGTCTGACTTCCATCTTGAAGTAACTTCTGCCTGAGCATTAGCCTCGGCTTTTTCAAGAATAACTTGTAATTGTTTTTTAATTTCAAGTTTTTCTTCCTTTGTAGTAGTCAAGCTATCAATAACACTGCCTACTTCTTTAATAAGCCCTCCTGTTAACCATGAAATTATCTTGCTCATTAGTTCCTGTATGTCACCTTTTCTTCAGGCATTGTTGTTGCTTTCCGCATTTCCTTTTTAGTAAGCGACTTTGACATTGTCATTTTTTTAACAGGCTCTTTTTTAACAGGCTCTTTTTTAACAAGAGTTTTCATCATTTTCATTGGCTGCAATGTTTTATGCGTAGCCTCGTGCATTTGAACAGAGGGCAGCATTTTATTTTTAACTCCCAAAGCTCCTGCTATTGCACCTCCTACTGCGCTTCCCGCTGGCCCGAACAAAGAGCCTACAACATCTCCCGCTTTTTTAAATATTCCGTCTGGCATAATGTTATTTTTTATTTGTTATTTTTTTCTTTGTTGTTTTCTTTTTCTTTTTTGTTGGTCTTCCCACTTTGTTTCCGTATGTTCCTTTTCCTGCTGGCATAATGTTATTTTAACTTATTTATAGTTTTTGCTTTTATAATATACAATACTAAGCGTTTCTGTACCAATGTTTAGATATAGTGCTTTTATCTTTCTTTTCTACATCTGTTCTGTGAATTGCTCCTTTAGCATCATATACTAACTCACGGTCATGAATCATTGTTTGCTTAGCACCTTTGTCTCCGTGCTTGTATTTTTCATCGGCTCTGTGAAGTTGTCCTTTCGCATCGTAAATAAGCTCACGCTCATGCATCATTTTTTTGTCGTACTTGTTCATTTTTTTTTGGTTTTAGGTTTAGTATTACGTTTTAGAGATGACGTCCTTTTACCCATCCCAGTTCTTTTCTTTTCCGCAACCGCTTTTCTTTTTTCGGCAGGCGACATTTCTTTCCACGTCTTGGGTGTTTTGGAGCTTACCCTTTTAGACGGTCGGCATTTTTTGGTATTTTTATTTTTTGTTGACCCGCAAGCGTTGCCTTTTTCGTCTGTCCATTTTTCCTTGAACCATCTTTTTAAAGATGCGCCTTTAGCGGTTTTACGGACAGCCATTACTTCTTGCCTTTCTTTTTGCGACACTTAGCTATCGCGCCGCTTGCATAAGCTGATGGAAATACTTTGTATGATTTTTTTACTTTATAGTAACAAGCATCTTTTTTTGATTTAGTTTTTTTCATCGTCTACCTGGATTAGTTATTCTAAAAACTGGTTTTGCATCCCACCCGCTTCTACCTTTAGATCCTTTAACTCCTATTTGAGGTGTTTTCATATATTTACTAAGACACCCGCAGTTTGGTTTATTTCTTTTCATATTAGCAATTCCATTTTCTTCTTGCGGCTAATCCTCTTTCTGATTTCCAACCTTTAGATCTTGCGCAAAATGATTTACGTCTTTTAGCAGCCTTACTGCCCTTCTTGAGTTTTGAAGGGGGTGTTGTTACTGCGGTTTTTAACTTGCTGCCTGGATTATCTTTGCGATACTTCGCAACACCCTTGGCGGTCATTCCTCCGCCTGCTTTTTTACCAGTGCCTTTACCTTTTTTTACTTTCGCATAATTCCCTTCGGATTTTTTACGCGAAGGTGCTTTACCTCTTTTCTTAGGTGCTGCCTTTTTTTTCTTTTTTTCCGCCATGCTATTTGGTTTTATTATTCCATCTTGCTTCCGTTCCGCGTATATCGTAATGTACAAAGGTATCGTAAACACCTAAACCTCCTTGCATTACATGGTTGTATTCCGCAAGAGTATCTATGACTTTGTACAGCTCATCGGTGGATATATCTTTAACCTGCAAATCCGCTGCCTTACCTAATATGTGTTGGCTATTGGAAACTCCACCAACTTTTTTATTATGGTTTTTGCAACGGTATGCATTTGTTATACTTATTGGTAGCTCTATAAAATCACGTAAGTACTGTAATTGATTGGCAAGCTTTTCGATATTGAAGAAAACTTCATCGGGCATCTTGCAACCGCAGTTACATTCAAACTCTGATTTCTTAAAGTTACTAGTAAGGCTCATTGCTGCGTCCTGATTTAGCACACTGAGTTATAGGCTTATATTGATATTCAACTGGGTATTTTAATACTTGAATTCCGTTTGGGCCTCTAGAGCTTCCAGGAGCATGAGGCCTGCCTTCTTGGCTTAAGGGTCCTCCCCAAATTGCAGATTCCCCTTGAGGAGAAGCTTGTGTATGAAGGTGTTGATGTGAATGTTGTCTGGTTGCTAGCGTTCCGCTACCAAGTGACATTTTATTATCTTGATATTCCATAGTTTTTATATTAGAGCCGCGGAGGTTCCCCCCTGCATTAATGACATTTTTTTTTGTTCATCTGTTCCGTAAACACCTTGCGCTACCTGCGTCGTTGTTGGTGAAAAATTTTTAGCCGTGAAATCTATCATGGGATTTATACCCGCTGTAGCTTGCATTTCCGTATTTTGAGAAACAGGGCCGTATTGCATTGTAGGAGTCATAACCTGCTGCATAGCTGGGTTTAGGCCGCTTGTAAAATTATCGCGAACTCTCATTCTAGCGTCCATCATAGTTTGATTCATATTCATCATAAGTATCGTGTTTTATAATTATTAAGCCGGTGATGGCGGTGGTGTATCTTGAAGTAATTTTTTCATAAGTATCTTGTTTTATCTTTATTAACTTTGTCAAACGCGGCAGAATATACTTTGTCGCTGTAAGACGCTTTTTTCATAACTGGGTTGCGTCTAGTTGAAGTAGGTATATCCTCTTCCCCTAACATTATACGATACATCTGCTGTATTAAGCATTTGCACCTAAAACTTATTTTGTATATACTGTAAGTCTTGTCAGATCCATTATAGCCGCGCCATTTAACTATCCAACCTTCTTTAAGCAGCTTATTCCATCTCCTGTTGTCCCAAGAGTATGTAAGGCTACCATCTTCAAAATCACGCTTTCTGAATTGGCCTAAACAATCAAAATATATAAGCAGCTCTAAATCCGCGTCGGTAATGCCATTTGTTTTGCAAGCCCATTTCCTTATAATTCTATAGTGCTTTAATAAACCTAATTCTTTTATGTCACCACCTGTTAGCTTCCTCATAAAACAAATACTACGTCGTTGCTTTTTATAACATGAAATGTTTTTCTACCAAGTTCTATTTTATGCCCCGCGTGTCTATCGTAATAAATAACATCGTTTTTGTTGATGCCGTCACATTCGCTCCCAGTAGATACAACCGTAGCCTGAACATATCTTATATCTTCTCTATGGCTTTCGGCTAAAAGCAATCCGCCTTCAGTTTCAGTTATACCTTCTTTTAATTTTTCTATTATTATGTTTCTACCTATTGCTTTCATATTATCCTCTTTCGTTAGACATAACACAGTTAGTTGACAGTATAGTCGAAGCAACTGATGCAGCATTCTTTAAAGCTGATTTTGTAACCAATACAGGATCTATGATACCTGCTTTAAACATATTAACCATTTTGCCAGTCTCCACGTTAACACCCCAATTTTTTTTATCGATGCTTTGTAAATCAAGTCCAGCGTTTTTCATTATTGTGTTGTGAGGGTAGGATAGCGCTTCTAAAACTAACTTCTCTGCCGAATTTTTTGCTTTAATGCTGTTGGCTGCGTTAATTAACGCGATGCCTCCACCTGCAACCACACCTTCTTTGATAGCTGCTTTAGTAGCGCATATTGCATCCTCCACTCTATCTTTCTTTTCATTTAATTCCACATCAGAGTTGCCTCCTACTTTTACTATAGCTAGCTTAGCGGCTAACATAGCTAATCTTTTTTCAAGCTTAATTATTTTTCCAGGAAGTGATTCCGTTAGCAGCTCTTCTTTTATGTTAGCTATTAAAGCCTGCACCTCTTCTGATTGTTCTTCGCTTATTTGTAGCACCGTATCTCTAAATGTTGATACAGCTTTAATGCAAGTTCCTAAACAAGACAAATCAATCATATCTAAGTCATCTCCTAGGTTTTCACTTACAACAGACGCTCCTGTTAACAAAGCTAGATCGTCAAATACCTCTTTTCTGTTTACTCCGTGTGTCGGCGCAGGAATCACATTTACCTTTATAGATCCTTTGTTTTTATTCATAGCTAATGCAGCTATTACTTTGGGATCAACGTCCCCTATTATAAGTAACGATATGTTGTTTTTAATTACGTGCTCTAATACGGTTTGTATTTGCCTGATAGTATCAATCATGGAATCCACTAATAATATCTTAGGATTGTTAAGCTCCGCGGTGCTTGTTGCTGGGTTAGTTACAAAATGATTGTTCGCAAATCCTTTTTCGTATTGTACTCCTTCCACCACATCTATACTGGTTTCTCCGTCATTAGACGTTTCCATCATAACTACACCTGTTAGATCCACTGCTCTGTAGGCATCGGCTATCAGCTTTCCTAGCTCCTCGTCATTATTGGTAGATATTGTAGCAACCTCATCAATCATGCTTCCGTTAACCGACTTAGCATTTTTATCTAAATATGCAAGTGCTTTATCTACCACATTATTAATAGCATCGCGTTTTTGTCTGCTAGTAAACTTGTCTTTTGACTTGTCAAATTCCTTTAATATTGCATGTGCTAATACTGTAGATGTAGTTGTACCATCTCCTGCTTCAGCAACTGTTCTTCTGGCTGCTTGCTTAACTAAAGAAGCGCCCATATTTTCTACGGGATCCAACAACACTGATAGCTCCGCTACCGTCACTCCATCTTTAGTTATTACAGGTATGCCTTGCGCATCTTCAAAAATAACACATTCTCCACCGCCGCCTAGTGTTGAGGCTACAGCTTCTGTTAGGGTTTCAACACCCTTAAATACTTTGTCTCTACCTTTGTCTCCAAAGCTAAACTTTTTTACTATTTGATTCATTAAATTAGATTTTATTATATAATCACGCGTAATTTAAAAAAACTACACGTGATCTTTTAATTATACCGCGGTAACAGTTAGTGTTCCGCCGTTTGCTACAGTTACCCTGTATCTTGTTCCGTCAGGTGAACTTAATATTAAGCCTTTAGTATTATCTGCTACTTCAACGTCTCCAGTAGCTACATCAATATCACCATACAGCCTTGTTTTTGTCGTTACAGTGGTACCTATTACAGTTGTATTATTTCCTAACCCATCTGCGCCGTATCCTATTACTATTTCATCTTGGGAAGTAGTGGTTAATGGGCTAGCAAAGGCACCTATAATTACCGAGCGAGTAAGGTTGGATACATTTCCTGTTCCATCCGCTGCTATTCGAGCAGCTTGTCTTCCTATAACAACCGCCCCATTTGCTGTCGTGGCATTTAGCGCCGCTTGTTGACCTATTAGTGTGTTGTTGTAGAAAGTAGCGTTTCCAGATCGGCCTGCTTCATTACCTATGGCTACGTTGTTGTTCATGTTATTACTTGCGACTCTTAGCGCTTGATAGCCTATAGCTGTGTTGTCATTGCTATTATTAGCGTACAGAGCTTCGTAACCCATAGCTATATTCCTACTACCTAACACATTGCTGTATAAAGTCTGAGGCCCTATGGCTACATTTTCATTTCCAGTAAGATTGCCATATAAGGCCTGGGGCCCTACACCTGTATTTTTCTCCCCTGTGGTGGTAGCTGTTAAAACAGCTGCGCCTAGCGCTGTATTCTGGCTTCCAGTGGCAAAAGTTAGTGTAGAGTTACCAATCGCGGTGTTAAGAGTTCCCGAAGTATTCAAGAACAAAGCTCCTCCTCCAAATCGCAGGTTTTGCTGATAAGCCCCGTCTCCTGTCCCTATATATACTTGATCCGCAATCACAATATCTCCCGTAGTTTCTAATTGGGCAATTGGCGTTTGAGTACCAATACCAATTCTTCCATTAGATATGTTTTGGAATATCGCACTATCTGTTAATGCGGTGGTGCTTGACCAAAGAGGTACGTACCCTACATTACCCGTTCCCGTAACTGATCCAACTACATCGTCTAACAATGCAACCGTTCCGGATTTATCTGGCAAAGATATAAAGTTTTGTTGTGTAGGGGTTGTTGCTACTTGTAAGTAAGTATTTATATTGCCTTTGGTAAATCTTACTTCCGGTATACTGTTTCTTAAAGCAAGAGCTGCTGATAATTGAGCATTAAACTGTATTTGTACTTGCTCTTCTGTAATTGTAGCTGAGCCGAATGCAGAAGTTCCCCCAACAAACAATTGCTTGCTAGTATCATTAAACGATAAGCTTGAACTAGAAGTTATTCCATCATTAGTTACATTACCAAATGTAATTTGTCTATCAGGAATATTCCCGGTAAATGCTCCCGTTGTAACAGTTCCGTCAGCCATTAAGAATTCCGTAGCCGTACCACCTGTTTTTATAAATCCTGTGGATTCTAAAGAGCCTAATAATAAAGACGGTAAAGTTACCTCTGAATGTATTGCTCTTGAGGTGCCTCCAATCGCACCCATTATTCCTTGCGTAATTTTTAAATAAGTTAAATCGCCTGTTAAATTGAAAGATCCAGTTCCGACATCTTCATTGTTTACCTGCAAGACTACCATGTCCCCCGCAGTACCATTTTTTGGAGAGGTACTAACATACGAGCCTATGAAATTTACAGCCGTGTGATTAGGGTTATCTATTACTGAAGAAACAAAACTTCCTATGTTGTATTTGCTGTTAGAGGTGTTTGTTCCGGTGGCTTCAGCTGTAGCGTAATTCCCATAAACATTTGCTGAGGTAGGGCTTCCGCCGTTGGTTATTGTTGCTTTAGCATTGGATCCTACTACAAAGGCTACACTAGAAGCTCCCTCATGGCGTGCGTTTAGCTTTATGGCTTGAACATTACTTGCAAAGCCTACTGTTTGACCACCGGTAGCATCTGATGTTATTCCGTAAACACTAGCATTAATAGACGAATCTGTGTTATAATTACTTGTATTGTTAGCAATGCCAAAAGTGTCGGTCTGGATGATAGTTTCTTTTTTAACGTTCAAAGCGGTATCAAGTGCTATAAGATCGTTTATGGCTACGCTTCCGTTGGCCTCAGATATAGCGCTATCTGTTAAAGTAACACTAGTTCCTACTCCATCCCATTTAGCTATTTTAGTACCTGTACCTGTACCTGTTAATACAGAAGAGTTATCGATTTTCTGCCAAGTCGTTACTCCGCCTGAAACAACAGCTATAGCCCAATCACCAACTTCCCAGTCTGTAATACCTCCTAAGTTAGTTGTACCCGCAACTGACACTATATAGAAGTCTCCGTTGTCCGGGGTAGATGCTCCAATGTTAGGTGTATTTGTAGCGGCATCCCATTCCCCTTGAAATGTTAATCCAGAGGGTATCGCGCCGACTGCATTAGTCACAAACGCTGTTGTGGCTATTTTTGTACTATCGTCAGTGCTTGCTTGTGTGATTCCTGTTGTACTGCTAGATATAGTCCCATTTAGTTGCCCGTAAAAATTTGGAGATTCTATTTTTCCAGAAATCAGAGCGTTACCCGTAACATCTAATGCTTCTTGGGGTAATGCCGTATTTATACCCACTCTATTAGTAGGGTAGTTTATACCGCCTGTTACTGGAACCCACGGAGATGCAGGTATATCTGTAACAAGGGCTAGTGTGCCGGAGGCTAAAGGAAATTCCAAAGAAACATTACTTGCCAAAGACACGTTAGGCCCTAGCTCAGTTTTGTTTCCGTTAGCTGATGCTATTGTTATTTGAGCGGGAGTTATTTCTGTGTAAGAGGAATTACTAAGGTTTGTAGCTTTAAAACTTCTTTCCGATAGATTTGTACTTAAAGTAGCCGATACTGCCGTAAGCACTCCGTCGCCGCCCCATGTCCACAATGGGCCTGAAGATCCTTGATATGTATTGCCCGCGGTTACAACTGTTTGTAATGTTGAACCTGCTATAATAAAACTCTGTAGATCTGCTACAGTTACATTTTTTAATGGATTACCCGTTACCGATGTATCCGTAATAGGTATCCAATCCCCTGAAGATACTGTTGATAGTACCGGATAACTTGTTATTCTAGCCATAATTCTTATTTTTTATTTTTATGTTTTATTTGGATTTTCTTTTTTTTAATCCCGTTCTGTATCCCACCTCGTCTTCTACTTTTTGTCCTAAAACCTCATAAGCCGCAAACGACGGCAGTGCATTTTTAAGCAATTTTGCTGCAGGTCTTTTACTTAAATTAAAAGCTGTTTTAACTCCTTGCTGCACCACAGTAGTGCCCCCTAAGGTAGCTAAACCTAAGAAGTCAAGCCCAGCACTCAATAGCCCGAAGTTCTGCTGATTCTTTTGGTTTTTATTTAAAAGCAAGTTTCTTCTCTCGTCTTTTGCCTCAGCTAGTTTAAATCCCACATCGAAAGGAGAAGTAAGCACCTCAGATAAAGTTTTTGCTACGTAGGGTAATTTTTGTTGAACTTCTTTTACTTTATTATATACCCTATAAGCAGTTTTGCCTACGCCAGGTTCTTTAAGAGATTCATTAAACTTAGCGTCATAATCTTTTAAAGCCTCTTGTTTTGCCGTTTCAATTCCTGCAAAATTCCCACTGGCCGCTAATTGAGTATTTCTTAGTTGCTCTTCCGGAGGAGGAAGGAACATGTCAGATACCACCCCCGGTTTTTTCTTAACAGGAGGATCTGTAACGATTCCCTTTGCAATATTTTTTACCCTGTCCAGTGCCCCCATTATTTTTTCTTCTTATATTTGCGTTTTGGTACCTTGTACCTCTTTTTACTTTCTTTCTTAGTACCTTTGCCGTCATTTGCGCGGTTTCTAGCCATGGTTTCC